AGCCTTACCAGATTCAGGTCGAGGCAACGCTGACCAATGCGGACGCCCTCGCGGCGTCCATTCCGGGGCTCGCTGCCCGGATCAATGGAGGCATTGCCCTGCCGACCGAGGAGGCCGCGTCTATCCACATCGACAACATCACCATTCCGCTTGAGGACTTGGAGCAGATCAAGACGCTTGAGGAATTCCTCAACATGCTCCGCGTCCGTTCCCGACAGGGGGTCACTCGCTAATGCCAACGTTCATTAGCGCGCCCAAGGCGCCGACTAACGTCACCGCCACGCGCAATGACGACTCGCAGGCTCACATCACGTGGACCCGAAACCCTGAGTCGGACAGGCCGTACGACTCCCAGCGCATTTCGCGCTGGGACAATGTCTCCAACGCCTATGGCGATGAGACCACGCTGAGCGGCACCGATAACGACCGCAACGCCCCGATGGGTGCGAACCGGCGTTATCGGTGGCGCGTCCGCGCCAAGAACGAGGTTGGGTTCTCCGACTTCGGCTACTCCAATTACCTGCAGACGACCCCCGGCGATCCCTATTCGCCCTCGGTCACGTGGACCTCTCCGACTTCGGCGGTGGTCCAGTGGGGTATTGGCGCGACCGGCAATGGCTACGTCTACACGACCGAGATTTTCGTCTCGGTCAATGGCGGTGGCTGGACCCTCGTCGCTGAGGTCGGCGCTGGCGTAGGTGCGTGGGGCCACTCGGGGATGACTCCCGGCTCCACGTACCAGTACCAGATTCGGCACAAGTCCACGGTCAGCGGCACGCTCTACTCGGCTGGGGTGTTCACCCCGGTCCTCCTCATGGAGGCTGCGCCCGCTGCGCCTTCCGCCTTCACGGCGGTGCGCAATAGCGACGCCTCAATGACGCTGACGTGGACCGACAACCCCACGGGCTCCGCGCCCTACAGCAGTCTCACCGTGCAGCGGTGGGACAGCGCCTCCAATGCGTGGAACACGGTTGGCGAACTGTCGCCTACGGCGACCAGCCTGACCGACACGGGCGCGGTTGCGAACCGCAAGTACCAGTACCAGATCAGGGCTAATAACCGAGGCGGCTCCTCGTCTTGGGTCCAGTCTGGATTCCTCTACACCACGCCGTCCGCCCCGCAGAATGCGACGGCGCTCTACGTCACCGGCAACTCGATCACGGTGTCCTGGGAGAACACGGCCACCTACACCGAGTACGGGCTGCGCGTGCAGCCGGTCAAGGATGGGGTCGCGCAGACCACGGTCACCGTTGCGGGTGGCTCGACTTCGTACACGCTGACGGGCGCTGACCCGCTCGCCACGTACACGTTCAATGTCTGGGCCGTCAGCAATGTCGGGGCTCTCGCCTCGGCTTCGGTGGCGTCGAATCAGGTCAGGGGCGCGGCTGCGCCCAATGCGCCGATCAATGTGAAGTTGGCTGAGGGTGAGCCGATTGACTTCACGCGGTCGGTGACCCTGGTCTGGCAGCACTCGCCGTCGCAGGACATGTCGGCAATGACGAAGTTCCAGTACCGGCACCGTCCGGCTGGCAACCCGGCATGGACCGAGAGTGCCATCATCACCGGCACCGATCCCAGCAAGGCCACTCCGTGGCCTGCTGGCACCTACGCCAATGGCACGGCGGTCGAGTTTCAGGTGCGCACGTGGGGTATCCACGCGGACCCGTCGCCCTACTCCGCGACGAGTACGGCGAACGGACGCACCACGCCGACGCTCTCCCTGAACACCCCGACCACGGTGCAGTCAACCTCTCTGCTCATTGTCGATTGGGACTTCCTGCAGGCGCAGGGTTCCGTGCAGGCTGAGTGGAAGTTCGACGTTACGGACACCACGACCGGGACGCTCATCGAGTCTCGGCAGGGCGCGGACACCACGGACCACGTGACCGTCAATGCGGCGGTCGAGCACCTGCACAACTACGAGTTGGTGCTGTCCGCCCGCGCGGCCAACGGAATGTGGACGGACGTTCTCACCAAGTCCTTCTCCGCGTTCTTCGTCCCGCCCGCTGAGTCGGTGCTCATTGCCGACCTCGACTCCGAGTCGGGAGCGGTGGTCCTGACGCTCAACCCCACCGAGGACGACGGCGGCGTTACGACGCGGCCTGCTGTCAGCGTGGACATTGAGCGGCGCCTCTGGGACGAGGAGACCGAGAGTTACGGGGACTGGGAGCCGGTAGCCCTGGGGGTCGCGCCCAACGCGACCATCATTGACACCACCGCCCCGATCCACGGCGAGGGTGAATACCGCGCGACGACGTACTCCGATGCGCCGTCGTCCTACCGGCCTCCGGCCAATGTGCCGCCCTCGACGGTTGAGGCTCAATGGGCCTACCTCTCGGCTGGCCCGCAGTTCGATGTGGTCGCTCGCATGTGGGCGAACATCAATGTCAGTTGGACGAGCAGCCGGTCAAAGGCTCTGCACTACTTCGCAGGCCGGAAGCGCCCGGTTATCTACTCGGGCGAGAGCGCCGAAAAGACGCTCAACGTCACCGGCATCATCACCGCTGGCGACGGGGCCTCCCCGCCCAAGCGATGGATTTACCTCGCTCAGCAAGAGGGTGCGGTTCTGTTCCGCGCTCCGGGTGGCGTCCGCATCTATGGGTCGCTGTCCGAAGTCAGCATCGAGCGCATTGAGAACACGGACCTGCATCAGGTCTCGTTCAATATTCAGGAGGTCTACAAGCCATGATCGTGATTCCCAATGGTCTGATCCGCAATGACGCGGTTGACCCGCTCAGGGACCCGACCTACGGGAATCGCATCCAGTCGTTCACCTACCACCTGCTCGACAGCAATGACGATCACGTCGGCGCTCTCGATCAGGTGCTAGGTGGAACGCTGGAATGGCACGCCAACGCCCCCATTCATGGGGGCGGCAAGATCACCGTGGTCCAGAAGGGGCGAGACAACCACAACTGGCTCAAGCGCCGCATCAAGATCGTCATGCACATTGACGGGATTGGGGACACGCCGCTCGGCGTGTTCATCCCCTCGGCTCCGGTCGAGAAGTGGGACGACATGAACCTCACTCTCGAAATGGACCTGCTCGACAAGTGCTCGGTCCTCGACAATGACTACGTTGAGCACACGTACTCCGCGCCCGAGGGCGCGAATGTGACTGACCGGGTGCGAGACCTCATCACTTCTACCGGCGAGAATGCCGGTTCCATTACCGACTCCAATGCCACGCTAAACAAGGCGATGGCGTGGGACGCGGGCACGTCCAAGTTGCAGATCATCAATGACCTGCTGGACGCGGCCAACTACTTCTCCCTGTTCGCGGACGGCGACGGACGCTTCCGGGTCGAGAAGTACCGGCTGCCGAAGGACCGCCCCAATGAGCACTTCTTTAGCGATGGCTTCCAGTCCATCTACCTGCCGGAGTTCGATTACGAGAAGGACATTTACTCGGTCCCCAACAAGGTCATCCTCGTCGGACAGGGCAGCGGCACGAATGAGGCTCCGGTTGCGGTAGCCACCAACACGGACCCGAACTCGCCGTACTCCCGCCAGTCGCGGGGCCGCTGGATTACCGACGTGGTTTCCGGTGTCGAGGTCGCGGGTGACGACCTGACCGAAGCAGAGATTCAGGCCGCGCTCGACAGCAAGGCCGAGAAGCGGCTGCACGAACTCACCAGCCCGACCGGCACCATCACCATTGACCACGCTCCCCTGCCCTGGCTGGGCATCAATAGCGCGGTGCGCTTCAAGCGCATCGAGGCCGACATTGACATTCGGGCCGTGGTCACTTCGACGCAGATCAACCTCGACCCGATGGAACTGCAGCGCACGGAATTGCAGGAGGTTGTCGAGATTGCCAATCAGGAATGGGTGGAGCCTTAATGAACAACCTTGATCTTCTCCTCCCGGCAGAGACCCCGGAGACCGACACGTGGACCTGGGCCACGGTCGAGCAGGTCAGCCCGCTCCGTATCCGCATTGACGGTGAGCCGGACGCACTGGACATGACGCCCGAGTGCCTGTACGCGGGCATCGAGGTCGGGCAGCGCGTCTGGGCTCAGCGCATTGGTCGCCGGGTCATCGTCCACGCCCCTTCCGGGGGCGTGGCCTCCGGGGGCAGCGGCACCGTGGATATCTCCGACGTGGTTGGCCTGCAGGCCGCGCTCGACGGGAAGTCGGCCACCACCCACACGCACGACGACAGGTACTACACCGAGACGGAGACCAATACTCTCCTCGCAGGGAAGTCGGACACGACCCACACCCACGACACCCGGTACTACCAGCAGAGCGTGGCAGACGGGCGGTTTGCGAGCCTTACAGCAGACCAGACGCTCTCGGGTAAGCAGACCTTCTCCAAGGCGCTTGTACTGGCTGAGCAGGGCTCTACGCCTGCGGACCCGGCCAGTGGCACGGGGCTCATCTACTTCAAGAGCGACGGCCTGCCGTACGTCAAGGGTGACGACGCCATTGAGCGTCCCCTCATTGCGCTCTCTCCGGCAATCCATGAGAACCCGGACTTTGAGGCGTGGCAGAACTATGACGACCGAGCGGCTGGCGCGGCCAGCACGGTCTTTCCGACTCGATGGAGCGCGTTCTGGTCAAACCAGAATGTCGTGTTTTCATTCGAGGGCACGGACAAGGTGAGCGGGCAATACGCGCTCAAGGCCGTCCGGCCTGTCAACCAGATCACTCGGGTCCACTCATTGACGATCTTCCCTGTGTCGGCGGGCAGCACCCTGACGTTCTCGTTCTGGGCAAAGGCTGATCGGTCGGGCACGACGAGCACCGTTACCCTGCTGTCCACGTCGGACGGCAGCATTCCCGAGTTCTTTGGTTCTGGAACCTCACAGACCGCAGTGAACGTGAACCTCTCGACGGTCTGGCAGAAGTACGAGGTCTCCATTTCCGCGCCGACTGGCGCGACCAAGGGTCGGTTCAGCGTTTCCTTCCAAGACCCGAGCGAGACGGCCACCACCACGTTCTGGTTTGACAACACGGGGTCCGCGACAAAGGGCGCTCAGACCGACGCGATCCGCTTGAAGCAGATGACGACGCCGAACACTCCGGCCAGCGGTGAGCAACTGCTTTACCCGAAGTCGGACGGCAAGTGGTACACCAAGGACGCGAGCGGCATTGAGACCGCCATTGCCGGATCAGCCAACCTGCCGGTTGGCTCGATTGTCCCCTGGGCAGCCGCAACCGCGCCCACGGGATTCCTCATTGCGGACGGCGCGGCTGTTTCTCGGGCGACGTACTCCGCGCTGTTCGCTGTCATTGGCACCACCTATGGGGCGGGCGATGGGTCCACCACGTTCAATCTCCCGAACATGGTGGGTCGTGTCCCGGTCGGTCTGTACTCGGGCGGCTCCTACGCCAACGGGCTCGGCGTGTATGGCGGTGAAGCCACGCACGTCCTGACCGCCTCCGAAATGCCGGTCCACTCCCACGCGCAGAACGTCCTCGCCAATGGCGCGGCGGGCTCCGGCTGGCGCGTGGACTACGCGGGTGACCGCTTCGCCCCTGGCGCATTCCCGCAGGGCGTGAACACGGGCGACGCTGGTGGCGGCGCTGCGCACAACAACCTGCAGCCGTACACCACGGTCAACTACATCATCCGGGCATTGCCCTCGGCCTCGGTAGACACGGCCACTTTCCAGTATTTCAAGGGCGCGGTCCTGCCGAACTCGTCGGTGTCGTTCGCGGCCACAACCAACATGGCACTTCCCAGCCGGGTTGACCCGGCCAATGGCTGGAACACGGGCGGCAGTTATTGGGTCGTGCCCCAGCCGGGGCGCTACCGGGTGACCGTTGCCTTCAAGGCGAACACCACCGTTGGCTCCACGTCGGCGCGAATCATGAAGAACGGTTCCGTCGTCGCCTCGTCCGGCATTAGTCCCAATGCGGCCAATACCGGCGTCATGTTTAGTGACGTGCTGGAACTCGTGGCGGGCGACACCATTGCTGTGCAGCCAAGCGCCGCCTTCACATCGCAGAACGATGGGGCGGGGGTTGAGAATACCTACCTCATCATTGAGAGCGTCGGACTCAATGCCGCGCCCACATACAGCGCGGACTCGGGCTGGATCAATGTCACGTTCAATGCGGGATGGAGCCAGTACCCCGGTTGGGATACGTGCGCATACCGAAAGAAGGACGGCATCGTCTACCTCCGGGGGTTGGCGATTGGCCCGAATACGACCGGAAGCGTGATGTTCACTCTCCCTGTGGGATTCCGGCCCGCAGGCAATCAGCACGTCGTTACCGCAGGTAACGCGACCTACGCGGCGTGGAACATCATGGCCGATGGCCGGGTGATGTTTAACAGCGGTGGTCCGCCTACGTCGTGGATTTCACTGCAGGTCGCCCCGTTCCCCGCAGACAACTAACTTTGGAGGATTGAACAAGTGAGTGCTCCCAAGGGGTTCGCGCCCTTTGCCATCAACAAGAACATTCCACCGGGGTCTAGCGACCCCGCCATTAAGCCGCGCATTGCGATCCTGCATGTGGACGCGGGCAATGCCGAGTCGCTGTATGACTTCTTCAAGAACCGCAGCGGCGGCATTGAGTCCCACTTCTTCGTGAAGAAGGACGGGACCATTGAGCAGTACCGCAGCATCTACTTCCAGGCGGACGCGAACCTCGACGCCAATGACTTCGCCGTGTCCATTGAGACGCAGGGTCTTGGCGAGGGTGAGTGGACCAAGGAGCAGATCGCCTCGATCAAGCGGCTGCTGCTCTGGCTGCACGAGGAGGCTGGCATTCCGCTGGTCAAGGTCCCCAAGTGGGACGGCGCTGGCGTTGGCTACCACACCCTCTTTGGCGCGCCCTCGCATTGGACCCCGCACGTGAAGACCTGCCCCGGTCCTGACCGGGTGAAGCAGTTCAATGACGTGCTGGTCCCCTGGCTGGCCGAGGCTGGCAAGCCGAAGGGCAAGCCGGGTCGTCCTCCGCACTCGACCGTCTCCCTGCGCAAGGTGGTCCGCGCATCGAAGATCGCGGGCTGGGCTCGCCGCATTGGCAATGTCGCCGTCCGCGAGGACGCCGCCGTCGTCAAGGCCGCGCTCAAGGCCGAGGGTGTGCGCAACTACGCCGACTGGCAGCGCGAGTGCGGCGTCCTTCCTGTCAATGGCGTGCCGGACATGGAGTCGCTGACCGCGCTCGGCAAGGCCCACAAGTTCAAGGTCAGCGAGTGAGCGACATGTCTGAGCCCAATGCACAGGACGCGACCGAGGTTCGCGTAATGCTCGCTCGCTTTGAGACCAAGTTGGACATTGTTCTCGGCCAGCACAGCGCGACCCTCAAGGACCACGAGTCCCGCCTCCGGGTGGTGGAGGACCGCAAGACCGTCAGCCCGACCGCGCTGCTCGCATCGAGCGCGACGGTCATCGCCCTGATCGGCGGCGTGTTCACCATCCTCGACCGCGTTTACGGCTGATCTGAGCCACTGAAAGGAATCCAATGGAGAAGTTCACCGAGTACATGACTCCGGCCCGCAGGAAGCGCCTTTACGCGGCTCTGATCCCGGTGTTTGCCATCCTCGTCGCGCACGGACTCGTGACCGCTGAGGACGCAGGCAATGTGATCGAGAGCCTGGGCTACCTGCTCGGCATTGGCGCCGTCACGGTGGCGCGCAAGAACGTCAACGAGGACGAGTAGTCCCCCAACAAGAGAAGGCCCCCGGCACTAGCCGGGGGCCTCTCTTTGCGTCTCTGGTCAGGCGTTCGCGTCCTGCTTGGACTTCTCAATGTCCTCGACAGTGGCGGTGCGCTTCCGACCGCGACGACTGCTCGTGGTCTTCGCTGCGGCCTGCGCCTGGGCGAGGGCAGCGGGCTTGCGACCCCGACGACGCTGAGTCGCCCGAGCGACCGCGAGGTACGGCGCGAATGCCTGCCGCATCTTCGCCGCGTTCTCCTCGGTGAGGTCAATCTCGAACTGGTCCCCGTCCATGCCGAACGCAATCGTCTCGGCAGCCCCCTCCGTTCCGTCGAGGTCATCGACCAGAACGATGTTTACCTTCTGAGCCATGTTCTATTGCCCCTTTCTTTCGACGTTCACGTGCAACACGTCTAGTACAGGTCATTGCGCAAGTGCTTGTCAACCCTCTACCCTGCTCTCATGCCAACCAAGTTCCAACCTACGGGGGAACTTCCAATGAGGGGGGATCGTGCCAGCACACAGCAAAGTACAGGACATGCAAGAGGCCATACGTTGGCTTGAGGAGGGACGCACGTATCAGTGGTGCGTTGACGAGTACCTTCGCAAGTACAACATCGAGACGACCATCAGCATGTGGGCTGCACTGCGGCGTCGGCACGGCATTGACAACCGTATCGTCCGCGATGAGGCGCTGATCCCCTGGGCCGTCAACTCCGAACACCGGCACTCCCACGCCGTCTCAATGCTGCGCGCTGAGGCGCGCAGGCGAGCGGGCAAGGAACTCACTCCCCTCATGGAGGACATGCTCGACACGTGGCTCCGTGGGCTGCGAGAGGACGGCACGGTGGTTCATTACGACCCGGACACGGATGAGGGTTGGTGGTACGTGCCCCGTCGTGAGGGCGTGGACCTCGATCTGATCCGCGAGCCGGAGCGCAGGACGGGTCGCCGCTCTGGAACCGACGAGTAGCCACCCCAAGGGGTGAGCGCCGGGTCCAACGCACGGGTGGTTGGCATGACCCGTTTGGACTATCTTGCTCGGTACAGCCAGCCTGCGTGCAGGCTGCGCGCAGACGCCATGTAATGTCTCCGTCTGGGGGGAATGCCCCGGCTCCGAATTAAGGGGTCGGGGCTTCTTTCTGCCCAAGGCGCGGAGAGGTCATTCGGGGACCCGCCGATCACCTAGGCTTCTCTGGCGTACCAATCGGGGCGTGCGCCATAACCTGAGGGAGGCAAGAGGGAGTTGTTCTCGCAAGCATCAGCAACGGCGAACGCGGTGCGTAGTCGTGGTGGCGGACTTGGTTGTGACGAGGCGTCAGCCTCGGCAACTGTGGTCGGCATTCTTGCGACCATTGACAGGGAACGGGAGGCGGTCTGCATTTGCTGGTCCGCCATCGTCCCGATGGACGTAGTGATCCGCTGCATTCAGGACGTGGAGCGGTTGTATGACGTGGTGTTTGACGTGGACGACCCCGACCTTTGGGAGTCGCTGGACGGCGGCTACCGAATCTGGGGAATGCTCAAGGAAACCATCAACGGATACGAGCACGACAGGGTGCCCGTAATGGGGTGAGAGGAGAGTGAGCAATGGGATTGGTTCGCGTAGGCGAACTCAATGGCCCGAAGCGCAAGGCGGGCGGCGACGATAGCGTTCCGCGCGATGGCAAGGGCAGACCCAGACTGCTTACTCAATGCTGGCTTTGTGTGGGGGAGGGTCGTAGGCCCTCCCCCACTGGCATTGAGGGGCGGACTGTGAAGTGTCAGGGGTGCGACGGCACGGGCGTACGGGAGAAGACGTACAAGCGGGTCACGTCGTTCATTGACGTGCTTGAGGACAAGAAGTTCGTCCAGGCGTGGAGTGAGCGCATGGTCCTGCTGGGCTGCGCGGAGGACCCGACGTTCCTGCGAGGCGTGCTCGACTATGACGCCGAGTCCAGGGATGGCAAGGACGCATTGAACCGACGCGCCGAGGCCGCAAAGGAATTGGGCGGCGCCAATCGCAAGTCGGATCAGGGCAGCCATCTTCACGAACTGTCCGAGATTGTGGACAAGCACGAGCCGCTGCCGTCTGAGTGGGAGGGCAGGCCGGTCACCGACGCCGACGTTCTGGACATGCGGGCGTACGCATTGGGCACGCACCCGTTCTTCAAGATCGTCCGCATGGAGGACTTGGTTGTCCATGAGGGGCTGGGTGCCGCAGGCACGCCAGACCGGGTGTCCTCGTGGATCGGTGAGGGCGAACTCATTGCGCCGGACGGCTCGATCATCCTGCCGGACGAACTGCTCATCACCGACCTCAAGACGGGACGAGTGGACTTCGGCGCGCTCAAGATGGCAATGCAGTTGTCCATCTACAGCCGGTCGGAATTGTGGGTGCCGGACACCCACATTCGGGAGGCTATTGGCAAGGTCAATCAGAAGTGGGGAGTCATCATGCACCTTCCCGCTGGGTCGGGCGTGCTCACCCTCTATTGGGCTGACCTGGCTCTCGGCTGGGAGGCCGTGCAGGTTGCCAATGACGTGTACGGAATGAGGAAGCAGGAGAAAAGCGCATTGACAGTTCTCATTCCTCCAACGTGCAAGTGATAGTTTAATGACTCGCCGGTTGGGGCGGGCGTGTGGAACCCCTCGCCCCGACCGGCATTCAAGTGAGAGGAGAAGACATTGGGAGACCCGAATGAGCCGGGACGCATCAGCGTCACGCTCAAGCAGGATGAAGTCAGGGGGCGGGACTTCTCTAGTCCCGGTACGTGGATCGTGTTCCACGGTTCCCCGGCTGAGGTTCGGTCGCAGATCACGGAGACGTTCGGCATTGCCGACGAGGGGTCCCTTGCGGACCTCATCAGCGCCGCTACCTCGGAGTTCAAGGCAACGGGAAACGTCAGCACCGGCCTGGGCGGTCGGGTGATCGGCAATGGCTCCAAGCAGACCGGGCCGACTGGCTCCGGCTCGGCGTGGGATCGTGCGGCTGGCAATGGGGCTGAGGCTCCGGCTGAGCCGGAGGTTGACCCGAATGTGACCCGCGTGCTGGCCGAGATTGAGGCCGTGACGGACGTGCCTGCGCTGCAGCAGGTCTATGCCCGGAACAAGGCCGTCTTCGACGCCAATGAGGACGTGCTCGCCGCCTACAAGGCGAAGGGCAAGAGCCTGTCCTGACCGGACAGGCATCAGCAAAACACCGAATGAACAAGTGAGAGAGAGGTAATTAGATTGGCACTCAAGCGCACGAGTGAGGTCGCGGGAGGCGGCTCATTCTTCAAGCCCAAGGACTACGCGGACGCGGTGGCGTTCCTGTTCGAGCCGAAGTCGGTCCAGCGGGACGTGCCCAACACGTACAAGGGCGTCACCCGCAACCGCGATGAGGTCACGACCGACGTGACCGTGTTCGAGTCGGCTGCCGACCTTGCCGCAGGCAAGGGCGTGGAACTCAAGAGCGTCGTGGTGACTCACCCCGGCATTGGCAACAGCCTCAAGAACGCCATTGGCGAGTCTGTCGTTGGCGCGGTCGGGATGAAGGAGTTCAAGAACGGCGACGGCTGGGCGCTTCTCGATGTGGACGACGCCACGTACGAGAAGGTCGCGGCTTACTACGAGGGTCGTGAGGCTGCCGTTCAGGCTGCCCTCGCCTCCGCTCCGGGCTTCGACTGATGACCGGGCTGGGCATTGTCGTCGGCATCGTCCTGATCGTCCTCAAGTTGGCGGGAGTTGCGGACCTTGGCTGGTTCCTCGCAACCCTGCCGCTGTGGCTGGGCCTCGCCATCGACGTTGTGCTGACCGCGATCTTCGGGAGCATTGCCGCCGCCTTTGCGGCGGCTGTCCACCGTCGATTCTGAGAGGAGAACCTGAGTGCTGACGCCAAGTCGGTCGCTCAGGCAGAACGCCAATAGCGGCAAGCCGCTGCCCTATGTTCCTGGGCTGCAGAACTTGTACGAGATTGGGTTTGCGCCCCGACACGGCCAGATCATTATGGTGGCTGGCCGGTCGGGGTCGCAAAAGTCTGGCTTCGTAATGTGGTGGGTGGACCAACTTGATCTGCCCACCCTTTACTTTTCCGGGGACATGTCTCCATTCACGGCGTCGAGCCGTATTGCTTCCACGCGGTACGGATTGCCGACCGATGAGATTGAGGCGATCCTCGCAAGGAATGACGAGCAGACCGTTGACCTGATGCGAACCCTCGAAGGGTCCAAGATTCAATTCTCATTCGGCTCGCCCATTACGTGGCGTGCGGTTGACGAGGAGATTCGGGCCTACGTCGAGGTCTACAACCAGTATCCGTCCGCCGTGGTCTTTGACAACCTCATGGACTTCGACGGCGCCGAGGCTGATTACTCGGCACAGATGGAGACAATGCAGTACATCACGGAATTCACCCGTGAGACCGGCTCCACGAGCATTGTCATGCACCACGCATCCGACAAGGCGATGGACCCCCGTCGTCCGTGGAAGCCGCCCGCTCGAAACGAGATTAAGGGTGGTCTGGCTGAGAAGCCGGAATTGGCATTGGGCGTCGCCCTCGACAACGCCACCCTCGATTTCAACATTGCGGTGCTTAAGCAGCGCATGGGTCCGCAGGACCCGAGCGGTGAGCAGTACGTCTCAATCAAGTGCATCCCCGAATTGACGCGCTTCGAGTCCAAGACTCTGCAGTCAATTCACAAGTGAGAGGAGGAAAGGAATGCTCAAGTTTGTCGCGGCAAAGGAAGTCGCCAATGAGCAGGGAATCAACCTGACCCAGCCGGTGGACTCCGGCCTGTCGGGTGCCGAACTCGGAAGCCTGACCATGATGGTGCTCAACCGCTTCATGGAGCAGGTCGAGTGGGACGACATTGTCTCGATCTACCTGACCGGGCTCTGCGACTCGGACGACATTGCGCTGATCCAGCGCGCCGTCAAGGCCCTGGTCGCCGGAGGGGTTGAGTTCAATGTCTGAGCACTTCCGCGCCAACCTGGGCGAAAAGAATGGGGCGGTCGAGGTCGATAGGTATTGCGGGGGCGAGGTCTTCCTTGAGGTCTTCGACTACTCGCGGTTCGACGGCGAGGTCGGCACGGCTTGCGTGTCGCTCACCGTCCAGCAGGCGCGCGACATTGCCAACTCCCTGCTGCGCGCCGCCGCCGAGGAGGCTGTCAATGTCTGAGGAGAGCACCCGCTTCATTGTTGGGCTCGACCTGTCACTGACCGCTGCTGGTCTGGCTGAGTACAACCTTGACCACGAGCACTTCGCGGTCGAGACCTACGGGACCAAGGGCAAGCGCACCGACAAGTACGCACAGCGCGGGGGTCGCCTGCAGACGATGGCTGACCACATCATTGCGTGGGCTACAGCGGGTTCTAGCGATCCGGTGATGGTTGTGGTCGAGGGACCCGCGCTGGGCTCTCAGAACGGCTCATTCTTCGACAGGGCTGGCCTCTGGTGGCTGGTCGTGTCCGGGCTGCAGGCACGCGGTATCCGCGTGCTCGTCGTTCCGCCGAAGACTCGGGCCAAGTACGCGACCGGCAATGGCAATTCCGGCAAGGACGTTGTGCTCGCTCATGTCATTGAGCAGTACGCCGACTTCATGGACAACTGCTCGATCCGCAATGACAACGAGGCCGACGCCCTGGTCCTCGCTGCAATGGGCGCTCGCTACATCGGTGAGCCGCAGGAGGAGTCGCTGCCGGAGGGCAACCTCGCGGCAATGGCCGGAGTGGAGGCGCTGTGACCGTCACGATTGCCGAGGATGGCAGCATCCACTTCGACACCCCGCCGTCGTGGGAATTCCTCGGCAAGGTTGAGGAGGAACTGTCGGCGCAGGACGAGAAGTGGGGAGAGCAGAACCACCCGCTAATCGGCGGCGACCGGCGTGGCCGGGGCGCGCTTCGTGAGCACTACGCCCTCCTGGCGAGCGAGGAGAAGGAACGCAATGACCGCCGCGTCCAGAACGGCACGATGGGCTGGGATTCGATTCTGCTTGAGGAGGTCTTTGAGGCCCTTGAGGCCGAGACCCCCGAGCAGCAGATCGAAGAACTGATCCAGAGCGCGGCGGTCTGCCTACAGGCAGCAATGTCCATTGCCCGAGGGGAGGCGGCATGACGCATTATCGACCGAGCCCTCGCGTGGCCTACTGCGACGAGGCCCCCGAAGGGGAGCCGTGCTGCGACACCTGCCACGAGGAGGCTGACCAGGGCGTCTACCCGCTCATTGACATTGAGGTCAACGGCGTGGCGTGGATTCTCTGCTGCGCTCGGCTGCGGAACCTTGAGGCGGCGGCGACATGATCGACTTCCTCATTGGAATCCTGGCGGGCATTGCCGGAATGCTGACCGTGCTGCGGTTCAAGGGCGTGTTGTGAGTTGGCGGGATAAGGCCCGCCCCCAGCAGGGGGCGGATCACGAACTGCCCCTTGAGGACGTGCTGTCGCATTACGGCGTGCGGCACGGCTCTCGTCGGAAGCAGATGGTCAGTTGCCCCATTCAGGTGGATGACAGCCGACCGTCATTGAGCATCGACCTCGACAAGCAACTCTGGAAGTGCCATGCGTGCGGAAAGGGCGGCGACGTTTGGGTCCTAATTCAGGAAATGGAGGGGATTGCAGATTACGGAGGAGCAAGACGATTCGCTGAGACCACTTTCGGAATTGCAGATAGCGACTCTGGACGAGGCGCTGATGCAGTACGAGGCGGCTCTCGGGGAGGACGACGAGGCCGTTCGCTTTCTGCTGGCTCGCGGTCTGGACAAGGTGACCGTAAGTACGCACCGTCTTGGCGTCGTAACTGAGGACTGCCTGCCGGAGCACCGTCGCTTCATTGGCTGGCTGGCAATCCCCTACCTCGGCCTCGATGGGAGGCCCGTGCAGATCAGGTTCAGATGCCTGAGAAACCACGAGCACGTCGGACACGGCAAGTACATGACATTGGAGGGAGACCCGGCACGGGTCTTCAATGTCCAATCCATCATTACCGCCGACTTCGACATTCACATCACCGAGGGCGAGGTTGACGCAATGATCCTGACCAAGTTGGGATACCCGGCCATTGCCATTCCTGGCGCGTCCGGCTTCCAATCCCATCACCGGCGAATGCTGGCTGGGTTCGGCAGGGTCTTTGTCTGGGGCGACCCGGACGAGGCAGGCGCTCAGTTCACCGCAAAGATCACGCGATGGATGGGCACGGCATTGGGCGTCCGGCTCAAGCACGGAGATATCAACGAAACCTATGTGGCCGAGGGCGAGGACGCGATTCACGCGGCTCTTGCCAAGGCCATTGTTTAGAGGAGGAATGCACAAGTGAGTGAGAAGATGCTGCACTACCACCCGCCGCACGTGTTCGCGCAGTCGCGCGACTACTGGCGCGAGGTCAATGAGGTCCGCGCCGCGCAGGAGAGCACGTCGCACGACGGCCTGCTGATGGAGGCCAACCTCGCCGCCCTGGCCGAGGACGAGCCGGAGGTCAAGGTCGCGCTGCTGCTGCACCTTGCCGAGGTTGCCACCGAGTTCGCCGAGGCTGTCCACGAGCAGACGGACGCCCTCAATGCGGAGGAGGACGAGCCCAAGGCCAAGGGGGGCAAGTGAATGATCTGCCCCCTGTGCTGGCCGAGGCATTGCGCGCTCTCCCCGAGCACGTCGCTCAGCGATTCATCGAGCACGTCCGAGAGGACACATCTGCGGATTACCTCTCTGACTGGCTCCGTCGTGCGGGTCATCCAGTATCCGCCACCACCATCAAGAGATACCGGAGCGCACTGAATGGATGACCTGTTTGAGGAACTGCTGTCCCGCCCCACGGGGCGGGCAGTAGTCCCCACTCTCGATGACGATAAGGAATACACGTCGTCAATCTCAATGGTGGGCAACAAGGTCGAACTCTCAATGCACCTGCCCGAGGGGCAGGCCAATGAGGGAACGGGCCTCGCCTTCCTTGAGGAGGAGGGGCTGAACCCTGACGAGTGGGAGGCAACGTCCTTCTCCAAGTCGCGGTACGGCTCCGAGGAAAAGCCGATGGAGGCCGTGAAGTTCGGCTACAAGCGGAAGGTCATTGACAAGCCGCTTGCCGTACCGATGGACGACCTGATCCGGGCGGTTGAGAACTACGAGCCGCCAGTCAAGATCGAGACTCGGGTTAATGGCACTGAGGTTGGCGTTGTCGTCGGCATCGGTGACATGCAGTTCGGCAAGATCGACGGCGACGGGCCGGAGGGCACGCTGACGCGGACCCTCTTTGTCATTGCCATGATCCGCGCTGAGATTCAGGAACTCTCAAAGCGGTACACCATCACCCACATTCATGTGGTGTGGCTGGGCGACCACATCGAGGGCTTCGTGTCTCAGGGTGGGGCCAACACGTGGCGCACTCAGTTGACGCTCAATGAGCAGATTCGTCTCACTCGTCGGGTGATGATGAAGATGCTTGAGTCCATCGCTGATCTGGCGCCGCGCGTGACAATGGCTGCCGTTCCTGGCAACCACGGTGAGGCTGTTCGTTTCAATGGCAAGGGCATCACTCGTTACGACGACAGTCACGACACCGAGTCACTGATTGCCGTTGCCGAGCGGGCTGGCGATAGGCCGGAGGTCTTCGGGCATTGCGAGTTCTATGTGCCCGACAATGACGAACTGCTCGTGTTCACCGAGGTCCAGAACACCATCATCATGCAGGGCCACGGTCACGCCCACTCCCCCGGTAAGCATTTCGATTACTGGGAGGGGCAGGCGTTCGGCAATCCCCTCGCGTACAAGGCACACGTCCTCATGGAGGGCCACCTTCACCACGAGGAGGTTGACACACGGGGATACCGCACGTTCATTGGCGTTCCGGCGTTGGAGTCGGAGTCAACGTGGTATCGCCACAGGACCGGCGTCACGGGAGCACCCGGCGCATTCATTGGAATCGTGAAAGACGGGCTCATGCCCGTCAAGCACATCATTCGATAGGAGGAATGTATAAGTGAGAGGGAATCAGTCGGCGGCGTGGGTGGTGCTCGATGAGTACCACCCCGCCTACGACAAGGAAGTTGCCGGGGTTGTCGAGCAGACGGCGAAGTACGTGCATGGCAAGTACGAGCGGTTCATTGAACTGCCGGACCTGATGCAGGAGGCGTACCTCATTGCCGCCACCAAGCACGACCTGAACACCGAGGACTACGGGCTCCTGGCGTACCGGCTTGAGCGGGACCTGATGAACCATTGCGAGAAGGCGTTCACTACGCCGCGCAATGACTCCAACGGGGAGGTCGCTCGACCGGACCACAGCGCCATTGCTCGCACCGGGACCATCACGATTGACGCCGAGGGCAACAAGTCCTATGCGCCGAACAATGTCCCGCACGAGGAGTACCTAGAGGCCGAGGACGAGGAGCGCATTGACCTGTACCCGGAGCACGTGCCGGGGGGCTACACCGAGGACGATGTGAAGTTCCTGCTGCCTGCGGTGTGGGACGAGTCCTACGCCTACAGCCTGCCCGAGCGCGATGACGCACCGGAGAAGGGAATGCCGAGGGCCGCGAGCAACAAGGCCCGAAGCAATTCGCATTGGGCGTTCATCGCGGATATCAAGACCGGCTGGAACAAGACCGATCTGACCCGGCCCGAGCGGCGCGCTCTGCTCATGCGATACGGGCTTGCTTGGCCTCAGCGCGACATTGCCTTCCACGAGGGCGTGACGCAGCAGGCCATCAGCACTCGACTCAAGGGCGCCATCACGAAGATCACCGCACGCCTCAACGGCGTGCCCGTCACCGAGGAGGACTAGGAAGTAATGTCAGAAGCACTCTCCACCTTTGCGAACACGATCCTTGAGGGCAAGTACCTCAAGGGCGAGGAGAGTGACTGGCGGGACATTGCAGGGCGCGTGGTGGGGGCCGTCGTCGGCCCCCACTTCCCTGAATTGGTGGACCCCATCACTGAGGCCATTGCAAACCGGGAGTTCATGCCGGGTGGCCGCTACCTTGCCAATGCGGGGTACTCCAACATGCTCAACAACTGCTTTCTCTACCGGGTGGGTGACTCCAAAGAGGAGATTGCTGACTTCTACCGGAAGGGGACCGTCACCGGAATGACGGGCGGCGGCGTAGGCGCTGTGTGGTCGGACCTCCGGCCCCGTGGTGCAGCCGTCAAGTCCAATGGCGGCACGAGCACTGGCCCGTGTGCGTTCATGTACTCGTTCAACGAGATTGGCCGGGGTGTCGTCAATGGCGGCTCGCGGCGAATGGCGATCTGGGCGGGGCTGCACTGGTGGCACCCTGACGTGTTCGAGTTCATGGCGCTCAAGGATTGGGACGAGGACATTGTTGCCCGCAAGGCTGCGGACTTCTCTGCCTACGCCTCAATGGACATGACCAACATCAGCGTCATTCTGGACGACGACTTCTTCACGCTCATCAATGGCGACGCTGATGAGGTCGAGATTCAGACGGCGTGGGGCACGATCACCGTGGACCGGGACTGGGCCGAGCGCGTGTACTGGACTGCCGTCGAGAAGATGCTCAATGGTGGCGAGCCGGGATTCTCCGTGGACCTGGGCGAGAACAAGTTCGAGAACCTGCGGAATCCCTGCTGCGAGATTACGTCCGAGGACGACTCGGACGTGTGCTGCCTCGGCTCAATCAACATGGCCCGCATTGACACCATTGAGCGCATGGCTAAGGTGACCGAACTTGGCACGGTGTTCCTGCTCTGCGGCACCCTTGAGTCCGACGTTCCGCACGAGGAAGTCCGGGTCACCCGCGAGAAGAACCGGCGCCTCGGGCTGGGCCTGATGGGCATTCACGAGTGGCTGATTCAGCGGGGCTATTCCTATGACCCCAACGACGAACTCGCTGAGTGGCTTGACGTGTGGCAGTACGCCTCGGATGGCGCTGCCGCGCACTACTCCTGGGAGTTGAGCATCAGCCAACCCAAGAAGGTGCGAGCCATCGCACCGACCGGCACCATCGGCATCATTGCCGAGACGACCACGGGAATTGAGCCGCTGTTCGCGGCTGGGTACAAGCGCCGCTACCTCGACAATGGCGTGTGGAAGTACCAATACGTCGTGGACGCCACGGCTCAGCGAATGGTGGAGCAGTACGGCATTGACCCGGACGAGATTGAGACGGCGTACGACCTTGCCAATGACCCTGGTCGGCGGCTGAGGATGCAGGCGTTTGTTCAGCAGTTCGTGGACCACGCAATCTCCTCGACGCTGAACCTGCCGAGCAAGGCGGACCAGTTATTCACCACCGAGGAGTTCGGCTACCTCCTGCTCAATGTGCTGCCGCGTCTGCGGGGCGTCACGGTCTACCCGGACGGCTCCCGTGGAGGCCAGCCGCTCAACGTCGTGTCCTATCAGGAGGCGACGGACTGGGCTGGCTTCGAGTACGAGGAGGTCGGGCTCGACCAAGCGTGTGTCGGCGGTGTCTGCGGGGTGTGAGCCCGCAGAGGCCACGATGCCAACGGACAAGTGAGAGACTTTACCTGTCCGCAAAGCATGAGGGACCGGGCGTTTTCCACGCGCCCGGTCCCTCGTTGCAACAAGTGAGAGGAGTTGCGGGGCCTACGGTACCCGCTCGGTGAGAGGAGCACAAGTGGACGGAGAGGAATTCACGCTGGCCGTTTCGACCAGCAGTGACAGCGCCGCGCTTTTCCATCGCGGCAAGCGCGTTGACTGTGGGCACATTGACGACGTGCGCGAGCGGCTTATTGACCGGCTCGGTGTCTGCACCGAGTACGTGCCGAGTGTCGTCGTGGACATTGCCAAGAGCGGGTGGCTCGGTGTCGCCTCGAACATCGAGGAGTTGGGCCTGTGATGGACGACTGGCCCACGGTCTGCATCGCGCACGGGGCGTTCATTCCCTGTCGCAAGAGCGGAGAGCACCGCTACACCAGTAATCCCTACTGGGTGAAGTCGGTTCGGGACTATCACGGAAGCACCATCCCTGGTCTGACGTGGGAGCCAGCATGGGACCGATAAAGCGAATGGATGAAGTGAGTTACCTCCCCGGCATTGCCATGTGCCTTTTCGGGGCGGGGCTCATCTGGATTGGGCGCGCATTGAGCGCGCCAAAGAACAAGTGAGAGGGGAATACCAATGCTGACCAAGACAGAGCGCATCTACACCCACGAGCCGCAGAGGTTCGGTCCGCTTGAGCGGTTCGCTCAGCGGGACGAGGACACCCAAGACCTGCTGTCCTCGGTGTGGGTCAACAAGCAGACCTTTGACGACCTGGGCCAGCCGGACCAGATCACCGTCACCATCGAGCCCGGAGACCGTCTCAATGGCTAGGCGCAATCTGCTCAGCCTGCTCGGCGAACTCGTCACCATGAAGGTGACGCAGTGGGCCGTGGACTCGGACGGAATGGACAACTGGGAGGACGACCGCGAGCCTGCCGACATTCTTGACGGAGCCAATGTCGTCACGAGCAAGCGCATCCCGCCAAAGGCACCCCATTGGTACGGCGAGAAGCAGGCAGCGGAATACGCGGCGGGGGTCAAGTCCAACCACGCGATCCTGCTGGACATTGACGTCCCGGCTTGGCTGGTGCCGTCCTCGACCGAGGGGCACTCGCACCTGTACGTCGATGTGCATTGCCGCGAGGAGGACTACTTCGCCTTCCTCGATGCTGCCGCAAAGGTCGGGCTCATTCAGTACGGCTACGCCTCGGCATCGAAGAAGAAGGGCGCGACGTTCCTGCGCCTGCCGTGGGTGAAGAAGCCAGTCGCGGAGCCGTTCTGATGAGCGTCCAGATTCATTGCGACAACTGCGACGACTCGCTTGCCACCATCGAGCCCTCAATGGGAGGGCGGGCGGACACGGAGCACGTCATCATTCTGGACGGGAAGCCGGACAGTTACTTCGGCGGCGAGTTTCCGCCTCACCGTCGTGACTTCTGCGACTACCCCTGCCTTTCACGGTGGGCAAAGAAGCGGGGTGAGGCCGCATGAAGCGGCCCACCTTCCACATCACCACTAGCGACGGCAGCACGGTCTTTCCCGACGTGGAGATTGTCGAGCGATGCCGCACCGACGTTGGCGGAATCATCCCCAATGACGTGCGCATCAATGGCGTCTCGATGCACGTCCCGATTGACGCGCCAATCACCGTCGATACCCACCCCGAGGAACTGACCACGGTCACGGTCACCCTCGTCGTCAATTCCGTTTCGATCAAGAGGGAGGCAGCATGAGCATCGTCATTGACCCAATGGTGCCGGATGACAGGGTGTGGGTGATCCCCGGCGAGATTCCCGTCATCGACATGAGCCCGCTGACTTCCGCATTCAAGCGGATCGGGGAGAAGGCAGCCGAGACGGCTGCCGCTGTCCAGCGGTTCATTGATTCCCTGCCACCCATTCCCCCGGAGGTCCGGTGCGATTACTCGTGGCTGTGGGAGAGTCAGTGCGCTCATTGCCTGGGTCACGTCGCTGACTGGGAGGAGCCCCGGCGCAAGCCCAAGGTCTACGGCGAATGATCGGGGTTCAGGTTCACCTTCTGTCGCAGTCGCAACCCATTGAGCGCGAGGCCATCAACACGTACACAAAGGACGGGCTGTTCTGCGTGTACCTGCGGGACGGGACGGTGGAGAAGTACCCCCTGGTGGGCATCTTCCGAATCGTGGAGAAGTCGTGACGTTCATGGACGGGGACGTGGTGAGCAATGGGTTCACCACGGTCCTCGTTCGTCAGGCCGGTGAGTGGTATCAGGTCAGCGCGTTCGGCACGACCAAGACCAATGACTTCACGGTGATGCAGGAGATTGCAGCCGGTCGTCTGCAGGTTGAGCGCAAGCGGGTGCCTCTCACGTTCCGCAATGCGGCGTGACAAACGGGGACGGCGCATTGGTCGGAACCTCTGGCGCGAGTACGTAACCGACACCTGGGCGTGCGCCTATCAGGCGTGGTGGCTTGGCCTAGAGGAATCGGCAATGGGCTATGACACCGAGGCTGCCGAATACCGGGCCGAGAATCCGCCGCCCCGGCTCGGAGACTTCATGGTGGCGCTCTCGCCGTCGTGGTCTAACCCAATGAGGGATGCGGCCTAGCGGCGCGAGTTGCAGACCACTACTTCGGTCTCGCTGACAATCTCAATGCGCCGCCAGTCACCGTCCGCTAGATCGACGGCTGTTTGCCACACTCGGGGGTGGACCTGCATCGAATAGACCTCGCCATTGCGCCGGTCCCTGACCGGCGTCTTGCGAGCGAACTGCAAGACCCGTCCCTCGGATGCGCGAGTGACGGTGTGAGGATGGACAGAGGCGACCTGGGGGAGGGAAGTCACCCGCCCACGGTAACCACATCTGAGCGCCTGATTCCAGCCCGGACACACGAAGCCCCCTCTCTTAGCCGAAAGGCCGGGAGAGGGGGCTTTTTGTCGTTCTGGTGAGGCGTTATGCATCCATCACGTACGTCGCCTCGGCGTAGATGGACTGCCATGACCTGACCTGATCCTCAGCGAGCCGCTTGACCGGCTCGTCGTCGGCCTTGGCCGCAGCGTCCTGCCAGAACTCGACCGTTGTGCGGAGGGCCGTGAGCACTTGCTCCCCGTGCGCCTCCATGAACTCTGATGGCGTCATGCGGGCGACGGTATCCACGTGACTCTCACTCATGTCAATGAGGGGATCGGGTTCTCAATGGCGGGCAATTCGCGGTCGGGGTGCTCGAACACCCACAGCCCCTCCTTCCTGCCGCAGGACGAGCAGATGTGGGTCCTGTCGTCCACTCGGGACAGCGCGAAGTTCGGCCCCTCCATTGGCGTCTTGCACCGGGGGCACTTCGGCCACCCGCCTTCGGGCTCCTCATACATGAAGTGCCTCCTCTCATCGGTGTCCATGCGGACAGCCTACCTGGGCAACACGCCGCTGACCTGCAGCAATGCGGGTGTCGGATGGGACCTCAATGCGAACCTGTTGTCCATCGGGTACCATTTGCGGGTCCAGTCTAGCGGAGGAGAGCCCTGCGTTGCGAGCCCTGATCTATACCCGTGCATCCCTTGACCGTACTGGCGAGGGGAAGTCCAACTCCCGGCAGCGGGAGGAGTGCTTGCGCCTCACCGAGTACAAGCGGTGGGAGGTCATTGAGGTCAATGGACAGCCGTCCATTGACGATGTGTCGATCAGCGCCTACGGGGAGAAGGACCGCCCCGGCTGGAACAAGGTACTCGCAATGATCGAGGCGGGCGAAGTTGACGTGGTGGTCGCTTGGCACCTTGATCGGCTGACCCGGAACATGGCCGACCTTGAGCGATTGATCCTGCTCTGCGAGAAGCACAACGTCTCGGTCGCCACCGCCACGGGGGACATTGACCTGACGAATGACACGGGTCGGATGGTGGCTCGCATCCTCGCGGCTGTGGCTCGGCAGGAGGTCGAGCGCAAGGCGGCAAGGCAGCGGCTCGCGCACGTCCAGCGCCGACAGGAAGGACGCCCGTGGGCGGGCGTCAAGATGCTGGGCTACTCCCGTACTGGCGAGGTCATCGAGGAGGAGGCAGCCGCCATTCAGGCGGCTGCTGCTGCGGTGCTTGAGAAGGACGTGTCACTCGCTGAGGTTGGGCGCCAATGGACCGAGAAGGAACTGCGCTCGCCGTACCAAGCAATCAGGGATGACCAAGGCAATGTCATCGGGTTCAAGCCCTGGTCTCCGCGCGGGGTGAGGAACGTGCTGACCAACCCCCGGCTGGCCGGATACATCACGCACGATGGCGTGGTCCTGGGCAAGGGGAATTGGGAGCCGATCATTGACGACACGACGGCGACGCTGCTGCTCTCGAAGTTGAATGCGCCGGAGCGGACGAACGGCAAGAGCAAGGCGGGTCGGCGTGCTGCCAACCTGCTCACCGGCATCGCGCGTTGCGGTATCTGCGAGGGCACAATGCGGGCCGCTGTGAAGCGGGGGCGGGAGACGTACATCTGCGGCGACTGGCACGTCTCGGTGCCACGCGAGGACGCGGACAATCTGGTCAAGGTGTCGCTCGGTCTGGCCGTCCAGTCCATGCTTCCCGGCTCGGTGATTGCGCTGCCTGCCGAGGAGGATTCCCCGGAGGCCATTGCCGCCGAGGTCGAGCAACTGCGAGAGCGCCAGGGCAAGATCGCAAAGTCATTCGCCGCTGGCCTGATCGAGGAGGCGCAGTTCGATGGCGCCATTGCCGAGATTGCCGAGAGGATCACGGCACTGCAGGACAAGGTGACCCACCCCTCGGAGGACGTGGAGTACAAGCGGGCAATGCTCAAGGCGTACGAGGAATTCAATACCGACGACCTCGCCGGTCAGCGTTCGGTCCTTGAGCGACTGACCAAGGTGACCATCAATCCCGCTGGGGTGGGCAAGCGCATGAGCGCGCGCAGTCAGGTCAATGTGCAGGTCCGTCAGCGCATAGGCCAGACCGAGAAGTGGATTCAGGCATACCCCTAGAAACAAAAAAAGCCCCCGGCTAAAAGCCGGGGGCTATCTTTTGTGGTGATGTGGTCCTTCCCCAAGTACCCATCACCGATTCAATTGTGTCATGCCCGTTAATCCCGTAGGCGGGAGTAGGAGCCCTCTCGCTTTCTGTCGTAGTTCCCACCCTTTGCGAGCGGACATTGCCGCCGCTCACCGTGCGCCGGTTGGGAGTCGAACCCAACTAGGCCATCCTCCCCGAGGCGGCGCGAGTCTTGCTATGCCGCTAGCGCGGCAATGATCTTGTCGGCCATCACTTCGGCCCGACTCTTGTTGTGCAGGCATTCGCCATCGTACGTGTGATCCTTCCACCCGTCTTCGGTTGGGCAGTCGTCACCGTCGTACGCCTCGGAATAGATGCAGCACCCACACCCGAGCAGGCCGGTCTCATTGATCGCCTTAACAATCAGGTCCCTCATCACGCGACCCTCCCTTCGAGTTCGCCCCACGCCTTGAGCAATTCGGCGTTGGCCCATTCCATCTGCTGCAGCAGGTAGTCACGCTCAATGACCACCGCATCGTACGCCGCAGCGAGGCGGTCAGCCTCGCCGTCGTACTCGTCGCGCTTTGCCTCGGCCTCGCGGAGTTTGCCGGTCAGGTCGGTAATGGTGGACTCGTGCGCCTTGATCGTCTTTGCGTCGCCGCGCTGCTCCTCCCCCAGTGCCTTGATCTTCTCGTCCTTGCGCTTGCACTCGGCGCATCCCCTATCCTCCACCGATGGGGAGTAGGGCTGAACGTACGGGTCAATGGAGAATGTGGTGAATGGGTTCGAGTTCGAGTTGCCCGACCCGCAATCGCATCCGGGCATCCCCAATGCGCAGTTCCCATTGCGGCGCTGAGGCTCGACCGGATCACCGCCCCTGACCTGCCGGTATCCGTAGGTGCCATCGGGCTTCACGAAGGTCTCGAATGCAATCGGGTCCGGGTCGGAGCCGACGAGCAGGTCTTTCTCCCATTGGGCCAGGGGCTCAGTAGCGATACCGCTCGCCACGACTCACCCCCGCAATGAGGAAGCCCACCGCGCGCGTCGCGTCAGCGGCAATGCGCGTCACGTCGGACGCGATGAGCACCGGGACAGCGGCAAAGAACCGAACGGGATTGCGCATCACGCACGCCCCTTCTTCTCGTCGGCAATGATGGCCTCGGCAGCCGCGCGGAACGCGGCCTCGTCGTCAGACTGAGTGGCCGTACCCCGGCCCTTGCCCTTGCTCACGGTGGCCTTCGTCACACCATTGCCGTGCCGCTCATTGAGCAGGTCAGCCACGGCCTGAGCCTCGGTCACGCGCTTCTCAACGCTGCCCTCGGTGAACCACGGGAGGTAGTCAATGCCCACCGCCCGGAGCAGGGGACCGGCAGCGTGGTAGCAGCCGTCAACGGTGTCGTAGACGCCGACCTTCTTGCCGTTGTCATTCACCTTGACGATGAAGCGGGCGGCGTCCTTGTCGGTGCTGGGGGTGATGGTCAGGGTCATGGTGGATTCCTCTCTCTCACTTGTTGCATGAAGCCTAGCACACACTTGTTCGTTCGTGTCAACTCAGTAGACGTTCAGAATGCTGGTCGGCATCCCTCCCCATCGAGAGACGGCCATACCTGCAGCGACTTGCGCGGCAACGCGCCAGTCGGGGAATGCAATGCGCGAGATAGTGACTCGGCTCCGGTGACTGGCAATGATGCCGCGCTTTACGTCGTCGTGGTCAGCGGTAATCACATCAAAGGTCCAGTTCTCCGGGTCCATTGGTCAGTCCTTTCCGTGTACCGTCCGGTCGTGCTTGCGAATTGACCGCTTGAAGAACGGCCAGACAATGCCGAGGATGAACACGTCAACGACGATGATGTTCGTGACCTCGACAAGCATGTGGGCTGGGTCGCCCAACAGGTGGGTGTACTCCTCAAACATTGGCGCTCCTCTCATTGCAGTAGTGAAACAAGAAAGGCACCCGCCCCTCCGATGATGGGGCGGGTGCCAATCCAATTGCGCTACTAGGAACCGGGCTCGCTCTGGCTGGTGCGCAGGTCAATGTCCGGCACAATCTCCTCCGGCTTGAACGTCACCTTGTAGTGGTTCGGGTCGGCGTACGCGCCGTCGATCTGCTCCACGAAGTAGGACACATTGTCCGAGAGTCCGAGGAAGTGCTTCTTGTACTCGTGGTCGCCGGTCTTGCAGGTGACCTCCAACTGGTTGCCCTCGTCGCTGATCGAGCACGCGCCCTCAATGGAGAGCAGGTACTTGTCGGTGATGCCATTGAAGAACACCACGCGACGGTCGATCTTGAAGTTGTCGGCGTCCTTGCTCAGGTTCTCCGACACCACGTCGGCGTCATCCGAACAGGCGCTCAGTCCGATGAGGCCAAGGGCCAGGGCCAGGGCGGCAATGATCTTCCGCATCAGGCCACCAGCGCGGCGACGCGACCGGCAATGCGGTCGGCACGAGCAGCCTGCTCAAGCGCCTCGTCGCGCAGAGCGATCATGCGCTCGACCTCGGCCTGCGCCTCGGCGGCAATGGCGTCGTGGTCCTCGGCGACGGACTGCAGGTGCAGGGACACGGACTCGAACTGCTCAATGGCAGTGTCGAGCATTGCTGTGGACTGCGCGACGCGCGCAGCCAGGGTCTGCTTCTTCTTCATTGGCATTGCTCCTCTCACATGGGAAGGGAGGGGCGCATCGCGCGCCCCTCCCAATGGGTCAGACGGTCAGAGGTAGTAGCCGACGCCAGCGGGCTCCGGCTCGACGGCCTCGTCCGGGGTGACGCCCAGCCGCTCGAACAGCGCATTGAGCGCGTCCTCGGCCTGCTTCTGCATCGCCCGCTCAGCGGCGGCACCCACGGCCTCGTTGAAAGCGGTGATGCGCGGCTGCAGGATCGACAGCAGGCGGTCGAAGACCATGTCGAAGGACGCGCCAGCGACCTCAGCCGGGACGCCGCTGGCCTCGCCAGCGCGCACCGTCTCGTCCCGCAGGTCAGCGACGGACTCGGACACGAGGCCGGTCACGGTGATGGCGGCAGCCTCGATGCCCGCGAGCACCTGCACGTCGGTCAGGTCCGCGACCTGCTCGAACAGCGGGTTCACGTCGGCGGCAAGGCGGTCGGTCTCGGGAAGCAGGTAGTTGGTCATTGGTAATTCCCCTCTCACTTGTTCAATGTTGGAAGTATTAAGTTGTGGGATGGTGCGATCAGAACTGGTTGACGATTCCGTTGAAAGCCCGCTCGTAAGCCGGTCCCTCGATGACGGAATCAATGAGGCCCTGAATGGTGACACCCAGGAATTGGGCCACCGCCCTCGCCCCATCCCCGCAGCCCTCGGCGTAGAGGGCGAGGGCAGCCTCGGTGGCAGCCTCGCCCTGGTCGCTGGCGACCATCGTCGCCCGGAGAATTGCCTCCTGCACCAGCAGGTTCACGCACGCCGCTCCGAACAGGAACGCTTGCACGTTGTCGGCATTGACCTCGGCCTTGATTGCCTCGGCGTACTCGTGAGCGAATGTCCCCAGCGGGGGCATGTCGCTCGCGTTGTCGGAGTTCTGCGCAGCCTCGATCATCTTCACCACGTAGTCCATCGGTTGCGGCGTGTCAGGCATGTCGTTCTCCTCTCGGTTGTTCGATGGCTAGAGCCTAGCACACACTTGTTCCATCGTGGCAACTCACTTGCACTTTGGATCGTGTCTGCAATCTCCGGCCCTAATGCGAGCACCCCAACACGGCCACGGCTGATCCGCCTTGCGCTCCATTTCGCGGACGCGCTCGGCCCTCTCCTCGGCTTGGCGCTGGAACTTCTCAATGGACGCACGCAACTTCTCGCGCCGCCTCTCGTCGGCCTTTGCCTCCAATGCGGCGTAGTAATTCCGACGCTCGCTGTGCCACGCGGCAGGGGTACCGAAGAATGTGGGCACTACCCACGTCCTCAGTCGGTCCCCCTGCGCGCCGTGACTCAGAGCGGCAGCCGCCTCATTGGCTTTGGTGTCCGACTCAAAGAGCCCCAGGCACACCTTGACTGCCGCCTCGTGATCCGGGGGAATCTTGCCGTGCTCCGGTGTCTCACACACCTGACCAACCACGGCCCACTTTCCCCGCTCCTCAATGATTCCGAGTGCAGTGTCAAGCGCCGCATTAGCGGCGCCGTCCAGCGTTTCGTACTCCGCGTCGAGAGTGTCGGCCATTGCCGCGACGTGCTTCTTTGTCCACGACAGGCCCATTGACTACGCCGCGTCCGAGAGGGTGACCTCGATGACCTCGTACTCGCTGCTCTGCAGAGCGTCGGGCAGGTCGCCGTACTTGATCGAGTCGTCAATCCCGTTGCGAATCTCCTCGTCGGTCCAGTCCGCACCCTTGAGCCCGTAGCGGTAGGCGTCGAAGCCACTGATCCGGTACGTCTCGGTGACCACGCGCTGCACCTGCACGTCCACGTCCGGCACGGCAATGCCGATCTTGGCGAACGTCTCCTCAAGCACGTGGCACAGGTCGTGCTCGACTGCAGCCTCACCCGCAATGACGATGACTCGATCAATGAACTTCGCCTGCTGCTCCTTGAGCGCCGCGAGTTCCGCCTCGACCTCAGCCTTGGTTGCCATTATTCCCACTCCCCTTTCCGTCCCTCACGTCGGGCAATCTCCCGACTGAGGTATTGCTTTGCCTTTTTCAGGTCCTCGATTGGCTTGCCTTTGCGGTCACACCGCGCGACGTACTTGACGACATTGCCCAAGCGGTAGTTCAAGTCCCACTCCTCGATGGCATCAATGACCTCGATGCGCGAGTGGGTGTAGTGCTCGGGCACTGCCACCGGATCGTGCTCGCTCATGCCACGAGCGCCATTGCGACCGGCTCGTCCGGCAGGTCGTGCATGTCGAACCAGACCTTGGCCTCGTACTCCTCGCCCCAGATTGAGTAGGGGTGCATGAGGA